CGCTTGCACGGGCGTTGCCTTTGTTAATTGCGCCTTGAGCCAATGCGTTGCCGCTTGCCTGTGTGGCCTGAGTTACGTTGCTGGCCATGGTCTGCCGGGCATTCGCATCGGCCTGATTCGCCACTTGACCCACGTTTGAAAGGGTCGCCAGTCGATTAAACTGGTCTTGTTTCCTGTTGGCGTTGGTGTTGTAACGGGTCAGGCCGCGATTGAAAGCGTTGCCGTATTCCTGGCTGGCAAGGTTTGATGCGTAGCGGGTAACGGCTCGATCCTGTGCGCCTGACTGCAAACGGCCACGGGCTGCTGCGCTGGCGTCCAGCGCATTGATCCCCTCCTGCTTTCTGAATGCGTAGCTTGGATCTGCCTGAAAATCGAAAGTGAATCTTCCGGGGTCATACTCGCCAGACTCTACACCAGCTTGCAGGCGATCAAGTGACTGTTCACCAATCTCGCGCCACGGTGCGTTATCTTCGCGCTGTTGTTCAAAGACTTCCTTTTGGAAGGCGATCGTTTCACGGTTTGCCGCTACTTGTGCATCAGCAGCTTTACCTGCTGCCTCTGCCTGCTTGTCTGCTGACTTGCTGGCAACTACACCACTAACAATGGCGCTACCAGCAATGGCTGTTGCTACTCCCGACATAACGCCCCCTGAATGCTTTGCAGTGTTAGCCCGTAGTGTGTGGTGATTTCATCGGTCACGTTGATCTTTCGCGTTGCAACCATCCACACGCTGTTATCTTCCGCCAATTCCATAATAGCATTTGGGTTGGCGCTGTGATTGGAGTAACGGCCAATATTTGTCCGGCGCCCTTCGGCGGTTCTGGCCGGCCCTATTGTTTCTCCAAGCTCAAATTCCCGATAGGCTTTCAGGCCACGGCCATGAATGATGGATTTCCCGAGCCCTACCCATTCATTAAAGGGTTTTCCCAGGTTGGCATGGTCGCTGTGATCGTGAGCGACCTCCTGCACCTGGTCGTCAGTCATGCCAATAGCGTCCAATACTGACTGATAGCTTGCATGGTCGCGGCTGCGCACAAACTCTTGGTACTGGCCCATAGAAAAAAACGTCAGGAAATCGACCATATCCCCTTCCTGGTAATGGTCGGTCCTGTGAACGGTCACCCAACGGGTATCTTCAAACGCATATCCCGCACGCTTGCGCCCTGGCGGTGCTTCCATAATGTTTGCGCCGGTCATTCGCTTGGTACCGGTAGGCGTAGCAACGGCAATATCACCTGAAAGCATGATATCCAAATAGCCTTCCTTGTATACGCGGCCAGTCAATAGCGTGCCCTTTGGTATCAGGATCTCCCGGGCATACATACCATTTATAAAGCGCTCGTCAACGGGCACTTCAACCTGCGGCTCGTTGAGCATCATGGATTCCATAGACTCGATGCGGTCAACGGTCTGCCCAGCCAGCACGCTGTGTACCTGATCTTCGTTTAAAAGCTCCATCAGATCACCGTTACCCCGGAAGCCATTAAAAGCACAGAATTTCCCGCGCCTGTTTTTGCCCATATCGTGTCACCTGGTGAAAGGATCTGGCCTTCCAGCTGATAAACAGGGAACGACTGGTCAGTATCCAGGGTTTTATTCAGAAGCCGATTGGTTGCATCAGCGGTATCGCCAGCAGGCACAATGTGAATTTGTACGGCGTGAACGCCAGCTGTGACGTTGGCAATCGTCATTTTGCTGATAATGACGCGCTTCTGTGCCGGCGCCTCGTAGTATTGGGCCAGCGTTGCGGTCAATTCCTGCGGGCTGATTAGTTGTAGTGGCGTTGCATTCATGGAGTTACCTCAGTAAGTTCTCTTCAGATAAGAAGTGCTGTGCGTAGATCATGCGTTATGCTCCCGGCCACGCAAAGTTTGGCAACTCTGCAAGAAACTCATCGACTGTCGGAATAGCCCGCGCTCCACTCTCAACATCGGCAAGAATGGCATAGCCCTTTGCCCAGACTTCATCACGCCATGAAACGCCTGCCTGACCTTCAGCGGCGAACTTTGCGGCGGTTGATGTGGCATAGGTGCATAGGCTCAAGATGCTGTCGTAGCCTCTCTCCTTGGCCGTCTCGTCAAGCATGGACTGGATAGCTGAGGTAAGCCGAGACTTCGTGGATGCTAAGAACTCCTCCTGCAACACGGCTGCTGATTTAACATTGATTGATCCCATTACATGGCCCCTTGGCGAGTCGTTACTTTAGGTGTGCCACTGAATGCTTTTTCTTGATTCAAATTCACGTACACGGTATCTGGATTGTAGCTTTCGCTGTCTAGCTCGTCAGAGGCTTCCCAATGACCTGAACCTACACCTTGACATAGAGTTACATGCAACTCCCCAGATTCATCACGATACGCTTTACGGATAACCTGACTTGGTGACGTATCCAGTGTGTCTACAACAACGGATTGAAACTCTGCACTGGCGACAAGTGAAGACAAGTCGAAGTCTTCTTGTTCACCTTTGCAGAATGCGGTAATAGTCTCACCACTGAAAGCGTAATGAGTTACGGGCGTGCCTGTCGGTATTACTGTGATTTTCATAGTGTGCTCCTTATGTAATTGTTTATTTCCAGCGGCCAATAGCAATATACGATCCAGACAGACTTGATCCAATAAAACTAGAACCACCGTCGTTACTATAATAAACTCGAGTGTCCACTTCGGTTAACGTAATACCCGATACTGTAACAATACCTATTTGGCCTGGATAAGGAACCCTTTCATCCCCTGCAACTATGTTAGGTATTGAAACGAAAGCCGAAGGAAAGGTTATATCAGTAGAATCGCTGTTTCTTGAACATATCTGAGTACCATCACTCCACCGCGTCCACTCCCCATCCGCATTACTCCCACTCTCAACAACAGGATCGCCGCCCACTTGTGGCATAGTTGTGAAGTTGGCGTTTGCGCCACCATCTAACCCTGCATACTGAGTGTCCGTCCACTGCCTTTGACCAATAACAGAAACAGCGTAACCACCAGCAGCGGTGTCTGTATTCGTGTTTAAGACAACTCTGGTGCCGGTGCCTTTTCCAATATTTCCATATACCAGCCCAACTCCAGCAGGCGAGCTTGTCCAGGTTAATGCACTGTTATATGAGAACCCTGCACCAGTAGCAACACCGGCTTCCAGCTCCTGTATAGTAAGCAGCCTTGCCCCGCGCTCTGCCGCCTCTTCTACTGCCTGTGCAAAAGTAAGCGCCGTTCCAGTGCCCGTGCGAAATCCCTGAATGTGTGGATATGCGCCAATGGCAGGTTCAACACTTTCTGAAATGTCTGAGCTAGATGCCAGTGTTGTATTGGGGTAGGCAAAACTTCCTGTCAGCTCGTCAACTTCTGTTTCAGTGTAGGTATTGGCTTGGTCGGCCTTGGCGTCAAGCAGCCCGTCAACTTCCGTCTCGGTGTAGGTCGTGGCTTGGTCGGCCTTGGCGTCAAGCAGCCCGTCAACTTCCGTCTCGGTGTAGGTCGTGGCTTGGTCGGCCTTATCGTCAAGCAGCCCGTCAACTTCCGTCTCGGTGTAGGTCGTGCCTTGGTCGGCCTTCGCGTCTACTTCACCACCTGTGCGCTGCCATAACCTATGCATGAACTCGATAAACGGCCTGGTCGGTCTGCCGGTTTTCATATCAATGATCTGCATGTTGACTGGTGGCGGATCGACCTTAATTTTTGCCATTTTCGACCTCCGCGTATGCCCCAACGATTGCAACGGGTATCGGGTCGCTGATCTCTACCTTGTACTGGCGCTGCCTGAACATTCCCAGGCGGTTCCATTGCACTCTAGTAAGGTAACTACCAATCTTGCCGATTGGTGACCAGTGTTCATTGCTCCACGTCTTGCCGCCATCGTCTGACCATTGCAGCATTGCCTGTGGGTCGTCGCCTTGTCCGGTCACCAGGCCAACGCCACTGTCCATATCCAGTTCCAGGCAGTGCATGATTGTCCGGCTACGGTTGCTGTGAATCGGCGGCGACACGGCAATGCGCACGATTTCGTCCACGTTATCTTCATAGATATTTAATGCCATGGTGTAAACGTTGCCATTTTGAAAGTCGCCAACCAGGTGCTGGCCATAAGCGTAAACGTGGCATTGCGCGTGGTGTCTGCCCCACTGGTAATGGCTGCGCTCATGCCATAGGCCGGTTGCAGCATCAAAAACCAGTGTCAGTTCTTTCGATGGAAAGGTAATTACATAGAACGAATGGCCTTCCTCGATGTAGGTATAAGCG